CAATCAAATCAATCTGGCTATCTGGACACACTTCACGAATAGGATTCAAAATGTTATCATGAACGAATTTTATCCGGTTCACTACATCCCAATCACGCGGATCAACTGTATATCGTCCAAATTCGGGCAAATCAAACACATCGCCATTCAGCACGATCACATCTGGTTGCACACGTTTAGCAGTATCAATCAAGACACGCAAATAAAATTTGTCAACTTCAATATCGTGTAGATCCGAAGCCACCAGAATGCTCTTGTAGCGGTTCGAATTTGGTCTGATGTACTTGTCGCCCCATTCCGACCTTTCCCGCTGGAACGACCTGTAGTGGTCTACACTGGCATGTTTGGCAATTTCTCGTTCAAGCTTGTGTTGTTGTCTGGTTAAGATGATCCCGGATTGTCGCTTAAATTCGTGAAACGTTCCGAAATGAACTGACCAAGCTGATTCGGCGTATTTTCCGTGAATCCGATAGTAGTTCCTACTAATCACGCGGTCTGGTTCAGACACAGCCATGATCCGCAAATCTTTGATGCATTCTTCCTTGGTTGCATCCTTGATCTTTGGAATGATCGTTTCTGATAGGGGTTGATCTGTTTCGTCAGTATCTTTTGTCATCATTTGATTTCAGGTTCGGTGAATGAATAGCACGCTGTAGTTACGCAACTTGATCTACGGTTGGCGTGTCGAGAACAAGATCGCAACTACGGGGAGACCCAACGCCAATGAACTTGCCGTTAAGATCCCATCCGACAGGATACCACTCGTTTTCGGAAGCTTTGTACGCCCCGATCATCTTGGTATCGGTTGTCATGAACACCAAAGCATCCGAACCTCCTAGTGTCTTGAATGACGAACATTTACAATTGTTTTCTACATTTTCGGTCATGTAAATTTCCTTTAATCGGTGGTGCAGTTGATGGTTTCATCTCGTGCTTGCCAGCCAGCAATGAAATAGCTTCCTTGAATGTCGAACCATCCTTCATCCGATCCGTATACTCGCACAAAATCTGATCTAATTTTGTCGTGAACTCCATCTTCTTCTGGTGTTTCGCCATGATCAGATTCGTGACAATAATCGGGTGGTGGCGTCTGATCTACAGGTTCAATCCAGCTTGGACAGCCGCAGTATTTACAGCGGTATGGAGGATTGTTGATGCGTTTTGGTAGTGTTGTCATTTTATTTCACCGGGATCTGTTCGACGGGCCACTTATCTTTTTTCAAATTTTCAGAAAACTCTACTTCGTCTTCAACCTCAACGCCTTTTGCCCAATAACTCGGAAGGCAGTACGGAATTTTTTTGGTATTTAGAACGACAACCTTGGATTCGCCAAACTGACTTGCAGTTACATCCACAATGTAGTCGCCAACTACAACAAAGCAGTGACCATGATTGTACTTGATCTTGGATTGAAAGCCAACCTTTTTGAGCGCCTTATGCAACAAAAATGCACCGTGAGCACACATCCCGACAAGGTTTTGTTTGAATCCCTTCTCAACAGCAACAGCTTCGACTTCCTTACGAACTTCTCTTGCTACACTGATCAACTCGTCTTTCATGATCTATTCCTTATCAATGTCTACAGCTAAAGTATAGACGATGGTCTTCGATTGTCAAGCTTGACATTGAAACAAGTTGTGAGATACAATGGCATCGTGTTCAGAAATTCGGTTCTTCCATCTATGAAGAAAAGCTATCGAACATTTGCTTTCGATGAAATTTTTGAATGATAGTCAAAAACTTGAACTTTTTGACTAACTACAAGATCAAAGCAAGATTGACAGGTTGAATCACCTCGTAACAGAAGATTCCAATACAGATGTTGTTTGTTGGCATCTGGGTTCATTGTAATACAACAACCGTGATAGGACAAGACCTTACTGTTCCACGGAAAAGTCGAAGTCAGGCATCTTCATCCCCAATCGACTCTAAATAATCACCGGATTCTCGTAGTGTCGCTTGGTAGAAGCCCAACCATTTAGAGAATCCAAAAACCATAGGTTTCTGTGACGCGGATAACGGCGCACCTTCTTTCCCTATGTTTCACAATTTTTGTGAAGAACTACAAAAAGACCGGGATGCATTTCATAGTTTTCCTTTATTGTCCGTTCTAAAGTTCTTCCAAAATAAAAAAAACTACCTTTCCTAAAGAAAATAGTTGTTCTCTAAAGAAACTAAAGTAAAAAACAAAATAAAATCACCAGATAACTAGAGACCACTAAGTAAACCAAGGAACCAAGGAACCAGAGACCACTAAAGACCACTAAAGACCACTAAGTAAACCAAGGAACCAAGGAACCAGAGACCACTAGAGATTACTAAAGGCCACTAGAGACCACTAGAGATTACTAAAGTCCACTAGAGACCACTAAAGACCATTAGAGAGCCGACAGTGACCTATAGACCAGTAGAGAATAGGAAATTAGTAGACCACTAGAGATTACTAAAGGCCACTAAAGGCCACTAGAGACCACTAGAGACCACTAAAGACCACTAAAGACCACTAAAGAGTCTATAGTGACCTCTAGGCCCATGAAGTTACGTCCTAAATTTTTGTCTTAACACAGATTAAAAACGCTGTAGCGTTTGATACTGATTGACATGGTGAAACCATAGTAGGTCTTGAAGCGCACTGCAAAACATCAGTTCCGGTTGTTTTTTTCTTTTTCACCAAAAGACCCAATTTTTGAAGAATGCGGTATCTTGAAACCCTTGACCGCGTGTGTAACAAAATGTAACAAAAGTGTTTCTCAAAGGTCTACATAACTACTTGAACTTATTTCAACGCCTCTCTCCACCATGATTTCCAACACCGATTTTGCAACTGTCAACAGTTATCAACTTACGATTTCCAAACTTCCCGGAGTTGGGTTTTTTTGCGTCAAAGCTTCATTGCCGGGTATCCGTCTTCCAAGTTTAGCTCAATACAGTCCCTATAAACCCATTCCTCAAGCCGGTTCTGAAATGACTTTAGAACCGTTTTCTGTTGACTTTTATATTGATCGGATGTATAATAATTATATTGCGGCAATGAATTGGATCTTGGCGCTTGGAAGAACTGATGATACTCAATATCAGAATTTCTTGATTTCAAACAACGTATCGTCCCCTCTTGGAGAAGGATTGGTAGATTCGAGTGATGGGTCTCTCATTGTTCTGACAACCAATAACAACCCCGCACTTGAAATCGTCTATCACAACTTGATCCCGGTTTCTCTAGGAACCCCATACCAAGCTACGAGTGTTGGAACGGATGTTCAGTATCTCCAAGCCACCATGACGTTTGAATATACAGACTTCACTTTGAATCAACTAGGTGGAGCGTAACCTTTTGTGGGAATTCAATGTTTCAAAGTATCGAAGAATTAAAGCAAGCTTGGGAAGCTGATTCAAAGATAGACATTCGAAACCTTGGTGCTGAAAGCATCAAGTCACCCTCAATTCATTCAAAATATCTGTCTGAATACATTGACGCCAAGAAACGCATCATCAAAACTCAATCCGACTACAACATCCTTGTTGGAAAAAAGGTACGTTACTGGCGTGGTGAAATGAGTCCAGAAGAAGTTGCCGAACTTGGGTGGAACCAGTGGCAGTATAACAAAATTGCTATGGGACAAATTGATCAAATGGTTGATGCAGATGAAGAATTGTCGGTCATGTCAAGCAAGCTTAATTACTGGAAGTTATATGCAGATGCAGCAGAACGCATTTTGACCTCAGTAAAGCAACGTGACTTTTCAATTTCAAACGCAATCAAGTTTATTCTTCACATGAATGGGGAACAGGTTTGAACGGCTTCGAAGACGATACAATTTATGTTTCGCCTTTCAACGAAGCCTTTATTCGTGTGCGTGGCACCGAAGCGGTTGAAATGCATCTATCGGATCACCTGAAATTTCGTTCTCCAACTGCAAGATGGTCTAAAAAGGTCAAGATGCGCCTACAAACGGGCGATGTGTATCTGTACAACCGCAAAGACCATCTTGTTTTGAAAGGTTTGTACAATCGAATCCTACTATTTGCTAGGGTTAACAACTACAAAATCAAATCGACGTTGACTGATGAAGCAACTGTTCCTATGGAACGTGCTGAATCGTATGCATCAAAGGTCTTGGTCAACATTAAAGACAAAGGTGCTGTTCACCTTGACAAATATCAACAGGATGCGGTAGCCAAAGCAATCCACTACGAACGAGTGTTGTTGCTCTCTCCTACATCACCCGGGAAATCGGCAATGATGTACGCAATGGTTCGATGGTACTTGTCATACAAGAAGCGCATCGTGATCATTGTTCCGTCAACATGGCTTGTTGACCAGATGTATCAGGATTTTGTCCAGTATGCAAAGGACATAGACCCAAAATTCGATCCAGAAAAAACCTTTCACCGTCTATACAGTGGGCAACCCAGAAAATTTTCTCAACCATGTTTGATTACGACATGGCAGACTCTAAGCCTTTTGGAAACAAAATTTTTCAACGGCTTCGATGTGATTATTGGGGATGAAGCTCACGGATTCAATGCTAAGGTTTTGTCGTTGATGATGAAAACCAATGTACGTTCAAAAGTACGGATTGGAATGACCGGGACAATAGATGACCTCAAAGTGCATCTTTATAATCTGGAAGGATATTTTGGGCCAACCTATCAGGTTAGCACAACAAAAACACTGATGGATGAAGGTCGGGTTAGTCAACTATCTATTGAGTTTATTTGTCTAAACTACAAAAACTTTGATCAACTGTTGGAGTCGAAAGGATATGCTTCAAAGCATCGACTTGAATATACCGAAGAAGTTGATCTAATTCAGAATGTTCAAAAAAGAACCGATTTTATTGCTCAACTTGGTGCTAAAGTCATTAAAGGTACGACTCTGATCTTATTTCAGAACATTGCTCACGGAAAGGCCATTGTAGAATCTTTGAAAGCTATGAATCTTGATGACATTGATGTGCATTACATCGACGGTCAAGTTGAAGTCGATGGCAGGCAGGAAATCAAGTCGATTGTCGAATCGAGCAAACGTCATGTCATTGTTGCAAGCTATGGAGTTTTGCGTCAAGGGGTTTCAATTCCATCCATTGATGCTATCATTTTTGCCCACCCAACGAAAAGCAAGATACGCAGTCTTCAATCCATTGGTCGGGGACTTCGCCTGAAAGACGGTAAATCGTCTTGTACCCTTTACGATATTGTTGACATTTTTTCAACTGCTGGCAGAGCAAGCTATTGCTCGGTGCATGGTAGGGAACGTGCATCTTTTTATCAGGCCGAACAGTTCGATATGAATATACGGCGTTTGAACCTTGAATTGTAGCATTTCAATCTATGTCGTGGTATACTTTATCCTAGTTTTATAAAGGATACAAAATGAAATCAAAACCAAAAAGAGAAAAGGCCGAAGGGCATAAAGCGGCATCCCATTATGTCGATAATCGGGAGTTTCTCAAGGCTCTCCAAGAGTATCATCAGGAGTTGAAAACTAATCCCAACGCCCGAGTAAGCGAGTTCATTGGGGAATGTATCCTCAAAATATGTTCTGGAGTGTCTAAAAAGTATCAGTTCAATAATGAAATCAATCATCGCTACATCAATGATATGGTTGGTGATGCTGTTTTGGTTTGCCTACGGGCTGTTCCGAAGTTTGATTCGTCAATGAATACAAGCGCATTCAGTTATTTTACGACTTGCGCGGAACGTGCATTCCTGCATCGTATCGAAGGCGAAACCAATCAAGTGATGATTCAGTACAAGGTGATCGTTGATTACTTTGATGAAATGGGAGAAATTCCAGACGGATTTTCAGAAGATGATGCTGCGATTCGCAGTGAAGGCATTGATACTGATCAAGTCGAAAACATGCGGCAAAAAATTCTTCAAAAGGAACTTGCGCATATGCAGAAAATCAAAAAGGTCAAACCGCTGACTCCATTGGAAGAACTGGACAGCATTGATGATCTCGAAGGATTGGAGGATTTCGTTTGAAGGTCGCCATTCTAGGGGATCTTCATTTTGGGGCCAGTGGCGATTCGGCTCGGATGCACGCTTACCAAAAGCGCTTTTTTGAGGAATGCCTTTTCCCTACTCTCAAAGAACGCAACGTTGAGCACATCTTTCAGCTAGGGGATGTGTTTGATCGACGGAAGTTCATCAATTACTATACGATGGCAATGTCGTATCAGAACTTCTTTCATCCTCTTGAGAAAAATGGCTTGAGGATGATTACGATTGTTGGCAATCACGATATGTTCTGGAAAGACGATATGAGCATCAATTCTCATTCGCTCTTGTTGTCTGATTACAAGAATATTCAGTCAATCTCCAAGCCAACAGTGATCAATGTAAAGGGTTGTCGATTCGCCTTTGTTCCGTGGATTTGCAAAAGCAATCAAGCAGAAGTGACAGAATTCCTCAAAAATTGCAACGCTGATGTATGCATGGGCCACTTTGAAATCGAAGGATTTTCGATGAACAAAGGGAGTGCTCCTGGAAGTGG